TCTAAACGTCTGTAGTGTCCTACTTTGTTTGCACGTTTAGGAGAACCTTTCTCCCAGCCAGGTCGTTGACTAAACTCCTTACGGAATTCTGTAATACGATCTAGCACTTCTTTCTGCGGAACATCAGTAAGTACCATTGTTAATAGTTCTTTTAAGAAGTCCTGCATAAACACAGGTGTGTCTGATCTACGTAAGTCTAAGCCCATTGCCTTTACTTTACCAATGCCGTCAGTATCTGTTCTAAAGCCTTCGTTGTCAATAACTAATGCCGCATAACGCTTCTTAGTAATATACAACCCAGACTGTGCAATAATTTCTCTACCTGCGGCAATAACATCTGAACGGCTCTTTGGGCAATGAAACGCCTTTGACATAAAGTCTGGAAAGGTAGTATTTGCTTGTTCGCACACTTGATCCATAAGCGTAATACACTTTTCTTTGGACCATTCTAGTTTACCGCTTTCTACGTCATCTTTTAGTATAGGCCATGCACTAAAGTAACAAGAGTCAGTATCGCCGTATATCATTGCTTTACCAACATGATCATATTCGCCTGTAATTACTTTGTTAACTTCAGCCGACATATGCTTAACAATAGTTCTGCCCGAAAGCGTAGTTGATTGCCCGATACGTTTATCGAAAAAACGGCAACCAGGATTGAGAATAGCACCGTACAAACTGTTAAGATTAATTTTCTTAACCAATTGACGTTTATCCCAGTATTCAATTTCTGCTTTGTTTTCTGCATCTTTTGCTTTCTTTAACATCTTCTGCATATCTTTACGTTCAGCGTACCAACGCTTTAGTAGTCCAGGAATAACACCTTCAAACTCTGTTGTAAAGATTGTACCGTTAGCACTAATCATCCACGGCATTTGACTATCGAAGATAAGTTGATATAATTCAGCACCACTAAGTACATCGGTACGTCCATCTTCCCAGTCAATAGTTAGTGCAACATCTTTGCGCTTATCCATAACTGCTTCGTATTCTTCTGTAGCAAAACGTCCTTCCCAACTACCTGCAAATGACTTCTTTTTAAGCGTCATATCTTCATGCACACGAGCTTCACTAATCTCAGGACGTACCTGTCCTACAATAGTTTCTGGGGCCATATTCAATGCACGAATCACACTTGGATACAGTGAGTTCAAGTCCATTGACGCTACCCATTTGTGCAAACCCTTTTTAGGAAATGCTACATACGCACCAGCGGCTTGTGTGTTTTCTGTATCGTCACGTGGACGTCTATTAGGAACTTGTAAGCCTCTGTTGTGTGCTTCGTTAACAATACCTTGCTCTGTAACAGCAACAGCACCCATAGTAGTCTGTAGCAACACTGTATTCTCGTGCGCAACAGTATTACTAAGATCAATAAAGCGTAGTTTCTTATCTAGTTTGTCTAGTAGTGCAGTATCTTGAATGTTATATTCAATAAACTTTCTAAAGTCATTGTTGTACAGTTGATCAAGTGTACCTTCATATGGCACCTTGTTTTCGCCTACTTCAATCTCACCAATAGCATCTAATCGATATGTATGACGTTCTTCATATGTGTACTTACGATATAGTTCTAAACTGTCTAAATGTACACGACCTACTAGATCAAACGTAACCGCTTGCTTCCCATACTTTTCATATTCACGTTTCTTAGGCAGTTGTCCCCACAAGCAAAATCTACGTGTGTCGTCTTTGCTTAGTACACGCATAGTTCTGTTTACAGTATAGGGAATATCATAACCTTCGCTGTTCCAGCCTGACAAAATATCAGCATCTTCGATTAGCGTTAAGAACGTGTCAATCATGTCACCTTCACGTTCAAACAGCATTACATTGTCAATGCCTTCTAGCTCTTTTTCAGCCTGCTCCATTGTGAGTGTCTTTGGAGGCACTGCTAAACATACCATTGTTTCTAGCCATTGTAAGTATACAGAGATACTTGTAATAGGCATAAATGGATCTGCTGGATCAGCAAAGCCCTTCTCTGGATCAAAGTCAGTCTCAATATCGAAAAACGCAATATTTAGTTTAGGTGCATCTTGATTAAGATAGTGTTCACTTAAACATTGAAAGATAGGATTTACATCACTTTCAAACAAGTTCTTACCCTTGTTAATAGCAACTTCTTTTCGAAAGTCTTTTGTATTTTTACACACAATACGTGTTAATGGATCGCCATATACGCTTTTGTACTTGCCTCTAGGGTCTTGATAGTAGAAAGTATACTTTGCATTATACTCGTGGTAATGTCTCTTACCATCTTTACGCTCTACAACACGTATAATATCTTGATCGCGATCAAACATCGCATCTACATAAGGCATTCATTACTCCTTGTTGCTTTTGGCCAACTTAACCATCTACCTGCTCGTAAGTGAGCGACTCTATAAGTATATATTACCACCAGCGCATTGCTACGCCAAAGCCGAGTATGTTTACAAACACAAACCAACCTGTTAATAACATAGGCCAGACAAGTGTTCTTCTGTAATAACCATAAACAGCAAAAGCACTTCCGATAAAGAATCCTGGGTAAACAAATCGCATGTCAGGTGCATCTGCTGTAAAAGCAAGTGTTGCACTAGCTGCTACTGTAAATATAAAACTTACTAGTTCGCAGTAAAATGCAATGCGATCTGTTCGATAACTATCTAACCAGAACTCTCTTATCTTGTTCACTTATCGTAACCTAAAGTAGTTACTAATGTTTCTAGATCATCATATGCATCTGCATGATTATCCCAATCACGTTTTAGTGCAATCTTAATTGCTTTGTTAATAAGACTAGGCTTTATGTCTAATTCTTCTGCAACAGCCTTTACAGTTTCTTTTAGACCAGTGTTTAGGTCTTCAACTTCTTGCATTACTGTTACGCCTTCTCGAACAAGTCGCTCAAGTTTTGCTTTTTCTTCAGCACCATAGGTACGGTCACTCATAAGGTTCTCCTTGTATAATTTATACTAGTATATGGTATTTTTAGGGTTTTGTCAAGTGTTTTTTTAAAACACTTTTTTATTATCAAAGGCACGTTCCCAACCAAAGAATTGTGCTTTGTAATCAGAATGATCATCTGATGATAAGTTTATCCATTCGTCCTTTCGTTGCCACAACCGCATAGCGCCGTCGTACCAATCAGTAGAATCGATAATATATTCTAATTTTGCTTTTGCTTGTTCTGCTTCATTGATATCATCAAAGTCTTGTTCGATGTGTATCACTTCCATAACAATGTCATGTGTAACGAAATCTAAACTAAAATCTATTCCCCACTTGGGCTTTATGTTTAGTAACTTTTGTAGTATAGGCCGATTTTGTTTTACAGCTTCTATTTGCTGCTTTGCTTCACCACCAAATGCGTATCGTGTTAATAACATACAGTGATCTAATACAAGTCCGTGCTCTGACTGTTCGGTATCTTGATACCATTCTTGTACAGGCGCAATATGGTATTGTATTTCACGATTAAGTTCAATACCATTTGCTTCATAGTGTAAGTGTTCTAACGGAGTAGGAACTTCGTATCCGTCTTTGTCAAAGTCTTTAAAAGGAAGTGTTTCAACCAATGATCGGTCAATTGGTTTTCTAAGGTAAGGATCGTCAGTAAAACTAGGATATAAATTAACTAGTCTCATTTTTCCTTTAACATTGCCCAAAGCTCGTCAGCTATACTTTCGTATGCTGCTCCTTTGTGCTTTTCTTTACGTGGTAATACTTTTGTTTTGTCTTTATGCGCACCGCCTGCACCGCTTGAACGTATGTCTGCCATTGCTTGTGCGTTTGGATCTCTAGGCTTTAGACTTGGTGTTTTCTTTTTACCTTCTAGTAAACTTTCAATTACTCCCTCAAGGTATTCCACTCTTGCTTCTAACTGAGTTACTCTATCACTTGAGGTTTCACCTACTAGTTTATCCTTTAAAGGATGCTTTGTGCGCCCTGGTTCTGCTTTAGGCATTGGATCTTTACCTTTTGCTTGACCAGCACTACCTGTCTTTTGTTTGCCTTCTGTAACAACTCCGGCAAGTGCAGCAAAATCAGATACAGAATAATCTTTATCTAACTCTAATGAACCTTGTGTAACTTCAGCACTCTCTTCGAGATAATTTTTAGTAGGAGCAGCAGTTTCTTGTGACTGTCCTGCTTGTGCTGCTAATTTACGTAAGTCTTCGGATGGATCGCTAGGATCCATTTGGAATAATTTATGTTGTAATGCGTTAAAATCCATTATTTCTTCTCTTCGTCTAACTGCCTACCGTCCATTTTGTTAATGGCGTCATCTATATATAATGCAAGTTCAAAGTCTAATTTTGTTAGACCTTTAACATCGTGTGTAGTTATACCGATAGTTACTTCGTTGTAAAAATTCATAAAGTCTGCAAAATGATCTAATTTTATCTGTGGCTTTTCGAGGAACATTAAAAAGCGTAGCACAGTATTATAATCATCTAGAGCAATTTTTTTGTATAGGTAGGTTCCCTTTCTAATTTCCCAACTAGGAAGGAACTTTTTTCTAATCTGTTCTGCTTGCTCTATTTCTAATTTTTTCATTTTTTCTTTGCTAGTTTAGTTGCTGTTGCATACATTACTGCTTCTGCATCTTTGCCATAACGATCTTTAAAATCGCCTTTGGCTTTTTTCATACCTTTAACTATCTTTTCTTTTTTTTTACTTCGTCTGTACCAAGTGTGCGTTCTGCTAAACGTGCATGAAGATCTGATTTATATTCGTCTTTTCTACTTTCAGCATGCATTGCTGCCATATGCTTCTTGTATTTCTTAGAGCCTTTTTTGTGTGGGCTTTTACCTTCACTGACGGCATTACAATTACAATGTTCACAACTTGCTGGGCATGTGCAGTCTTCTGCTTTTACGTCTGCACCACAACACTTGTCTGAACAAGTTTTGTCTTTGCCTTCTGTTACTCCTTCATTAAACTTTGTATCATAGTCGAGTGTATGATATACACTACCCATGTAGTCTGCTGCCTTAGTAATCTTACTCTGCATCCAGCCTTCGATACCTTCTGCTTCGCTTACACCTTTTAGCATATCGTGTAGTTTAATAGCATACTTTGCAATCTTGTACAAATCAGCGCGAGCCATTTGCACTTCGTGATCACGTTCTGCCAGATCGGCCATATCAGCTAGGCCTTCTTGTACTTTATCTGTCATTTGTAGTTCCTCTTGAAATTTAGTTGCACCTTTTGGGTATCTTTTTCTTGATTGTAGCCATAACCTTTCACCTGCATCTTTACGAATTTTTTTACCGGTTTTATGGTTAACCCACACATTGTCTTTGTCGTTATACTGAAAGTATAACCCGTTCTTTTGACTAACAAACCCATAAGCATACGGATTAGATTCAGGAGACTTCGCTACAGATTTCTCATCCTCAGGTCCCTTACCTAATGTAGGATCCATTGCTTGGATTTTATTATATTTTTTAAATCCATATTTCAATCTATCCAATTTGCTGGGTTTGTCACTCATAAAACTCTCCTATGCAGTATTTATGCTTTTTTAGACTTAGGCTTCTTTTTCTTTGCCTTGGGTCCGCCCATTAAATTATTGCTATCGAGTCCGTTCTTAGGAATACGGCTTTGCATAGGAGCAACTGGCATGCTCACTGATGCAACTGAACTTGCTGACATTTCTTTGATTATATCTTTCATTTTCATTGTGTAAATCTTCCCATGTTAAAACTCGTTTCTGAGTCAAGATCTTGTTGTTCTTTTGCGTATTGCTTCCAATATGCAGTTCGTTTATTAGTACTAGCTCGTTCGGCTTCGTGTTCTTTGTACTTTTCTATGTAGTGTTTAAGTTCCGCTTCTGTCATTGATTATATCTTTCATTACATCAGTTGCCGTGTCTTTGAAAAAACGTGGAGCAATTGCATGTACAACAAGAGCAGGTACTAGCAGTTGTAAACGTGCTGCTGCTTTCATCGCATGACACATGTGTTGTAGACCTGTTTCGCCTTTTTCTTCTAAATGTAATTTGCATTGTTTGCTAAACATTATGCTGCCTTTCTTTCTTTTTCTTTACTAGCAATCCACTTCATCATATTTGTAGCAGGGTTTGCTAGATACCATCCAACATCACGATATGTTTTAAACCTATCTACCAATAAATCTTGTTTGATAGGAGCAAAACTTTTCCTATTATCTATTGTTATTAATTCTTTAACTTTCTTACCGCCAAACTTACTCAAAAACGATTCTAAGTTTAGCATATAATAAAACTCTGTATCTAATATAACTTCGCCTTTGTGTTGGCTATAACTAGGAATACCTTTTTGATAACCGCCTAGTATTTTTTGTAATTCTTCACCTTCTGGAGCATCTCTGCGACTAATAGTACCACCGCTTGGTCCAGCACCTTTTGCGTATTTTGGATCATATCCTTTGAAGCCACCCAAGTCGTCTATGTCCGGGTTCCAATATGCAGTAAAGTCACCACCTGGAATTATTATATGATTTGTACCAAAATAGTTGCTGTTGCTCGTAGGTGCTACTGTAGTTGTTTGTGCAGGACTAGTAATGTTCAACCCTTCAAGAACTGCTATTTGTATAGTATTATGATTTCCCATTACACCTTTTCTTGCAGGATTGGTTATTTTTTGTATTAGGTTATTTTTAGCACCGCCGTGATATTGGCTTCCGTGCATTGCTCTATAAAGAATAGGCTGGTCGCCCATTTTACTACAAAGTTTAGCAGCAACTTTCAAACGTTCTACAGCATGTTCTGTATTGCTAACTGGTATAACTTCTTCGGTGACTTCTCTAATCTTCATTTCTTTTTCCTACCTGATTTCATATTTGCGCACCAGTGATACATTTTAGCCTTCTCACCACTTGCGTTCTTAGCTCGTTTTCGTAGTGCTGTTACGCTACCGTTACAACTAGCACCACTACGCTTTACACGCCCTGGTCTGCTTTTGCCTTTTTTCTTACCGTCAGCAAAGTTTTCATCTACGTGCGAATCATCGCCGTCTTTGTCAGCGTCTTGTGTTTTGTATCCTGCTTTTTTAAGACCTTTCTTTAGGTGATCTTTTTCTTTTTCACCGCCAAAGGGTACAACCATTACATCTGGTTCATCTCTATTGTCAGTCTTTTTAGCAGTAGATAGATTAGAAATAGTTTTACCTATACGTAAGAAATCATATGCAGTATCTGACTTAGTAAGGAATGTATTTTTAGGATTTTTAATAGCAGCGCCTTCTAATGCTTTGAATATATCACCTGGCTCTTTTGCTTTAGGTTGTATATCTTCTAAGCAATGCCCGCCTTCTATACAAGCCCATTCCATTGCTGTATAACGTGGTTCTGTGCTTTCTGCTAATCCTAAATTATAAAGAACGTTTGTGCTGTTACCTTTTACTTTTTTACTTAGAGTAGGAGGACGTCCGTCTTTGTCTACCTTATTACCAAACTTGCTTACTTCTTTTGGTATTTGATCTAAGTCTACATCAACTGTAGTATTAACGCCTTTGACAATTCTTCCGTCTTCAAATAAATCTTCCATTTTCATTTTTTTGTGCGTCCTCTAAATTGTGTAGGGCCTGTCATATAAGGTTTTGAGAACCAAAGTTTAAACCAGTCTTTATCGCCAGGTTTTAATCCCATATCACGTTCTTTTTTCTTGAGTTCAGCAGCAGTTTCAGAAGGGTTTTCTTGTATCTTATATTCAGTATAACCGGTAAATTTGTTTCGTATACCTGCTAGGTGTTGGAGATCTTTGATGTCCATGCTTTGGGATCTCCTTTTGCTGCTGCTTTTCTTCTTGCTGCAATCTTTGCTTGTACACTATCTTCTTCTGGCGGACGCTTTTTCTTTATAGTAGTCTTTTTTTGATTCTTAGTAGCAAATCCTAGTATTTCCTCTATATCTTCAAACTCTTTGCCAACGGACTGCGAGAATGATTTTGACTTATCAACCTTAACATTAGTATCACCAAACTTGCTTACCACATCAGGCGAACGCATCCAGTTGCGGAATGTTTTATACTGTGCAGGTTCCATAACAAATTGTTTAGTTGCAGGTCTATATGCTTGCATAATCTTCGGCGCTGACTTTTGTAAAAATTTCATTAGTCTAGCATTATCAATTGTAAAGTATTTTGTTGTTTCGATGTTATCGTCAGTGTAGTTTTTCTTGTTAGCCCACTTTGCTTTTACACGCTTTTTGCCTACCCCACCTTTTTCACCGTCACTATCACTTTCTGGCTTATCAACTATTTTAACTTTCTCTCTGCCAAACTGTTGTACCCAATCAAGGAACTCTCCGTATTGAGGAAACTTCTTAGGATTGACTGCTCCGTCGTTATATATTACAACCTTCTCAGCACCAATAAAGATTTTATCGCCAATTACTTTTTTAATAGCATT